TGCCAAGTATCATCAAGAAAAAGGAACTACTGATCCAGAGATACTCGGTCGTGCTCAGTTGTTTGACAAGTTGTTTGAAGAAATGATGAAAGCTGTTGAACTTGTAGATGACAAGTTAGGTCCAGAATTTTTAGTTAACAAACAAGTCACTTGCGAAGTATTGTTCCTACCATTTGCGACAGAAACACCAGAAGGCCAATTAAAATTTGTTGGTATTCATTATGACAAACTTCCGCAAGGTGTAGAACTGGCACTAGTACCGTTTCATATATCTGATGCCACTAGTGGAGACGACATTAAAAATTCTAGGCAAGTTGTTAAATCGTTAACTGAACTGGGACAGCAAGGCAGTGTGATGTTTATTAATAATGCGCTAACACAAAATGGCGCATTAGATGTTACTGGAATTGTACCTCCGTTAGAAAACATAGAAGAACTTAAAACTATGTTGACCAGTAAAGAAAAAGGCATTAATGATCGCAAACGTCAAGTGGCTGCTGCACTTCAACCAGTAGCAGTAGCTTTAGAGAAAGCAATTATTTCAGATCCTAATATTATTGGTAAAGACATGCTAGGCAAGGATTACGAAGGTATTGTTCTTAATACTCGCCTCGGGCCAATTAAAGTTACTAGCGCAGAACAACGCCAAGTAGTTTCTAACAAACAAGATGCTATTGCAGCGGCTAGAGAAGCAAGAAAAGCTGCCGGAGGTGCTACCCGCACAAGGACAGCAATAGTAACAGCAGGTAGCTTTGTAGGCCATAAAGGTCACGAGCAGTTAGTTAACTTAGTGTTAGATAAAGCTGATGAATTAGACGGAGATGCGTTTGTTTATATTAGCCCTACAGTGGGACCAGATGATCCGATTCCGCCAGAAATGAAATTAGCAACTTGGCAAAAATTGTATCCAGAACGTGCTGATATGTTTCAAATATGGCAGGATGGTGGAAGTCCTATAAAGAAATTAGAAAAAGAATTAGTATTACCTCCAGATAGTCCGTATAATCATATTATACTAATGGTTGGTGAAGATCGATACGCCGGCATGAAAAAATGGATGGATGTGCTAGCCAAGCGCATGAAGGATCCGCGCTATCCAGGTAGTCATAACGATGTCACGTTTGAAACTATTCAAACAGAACGCGATCCGGACAAAGGCGGTACTGGCATTAGTTTTACGCAAGCTCGAAAAGCATTATCATTACCAGACGAAAAAGCATTGAAATTTTGGACTCAGGCATTTGATGTTAAGAAATTAGGAGTGCCGTGGATTAAAAAACTCATGGATACTGCTAGAAGGTTTATGAGAATTAAGCCGGCGGCGGAAGAGCCAGCTGAACTTCCTGTATCTACAGAACCGGTAAATACACCACAAGAGATAAAACCAGCTATGCCATCAATAGATAAAATAGACAAAGATATTCCGGCGCCGATTGCCGCCAAGTTAAAAGAGCGCCGCCTAGCCGAGCAAGTTCGTGAAATGGAACGTGCTATTAATGAAGCTAAAAACGGTCAAGGTAATAAAATGAAGGGTAAAACAACACCCTTAGATAAAGAATATAAAGCATCAATGAAAAATATGATAACAATGCCTGATCAAAACTCAAGTACAGGATCGTCTTATTTGAACTACAGGTTGGGTATTGCCCTTGCTGGCGCCCCTGACTATCCTACAAAGATGGCCGGTGATACATGGTTAGGCGGAGATCCTCTACTATCAACATATACACCCGAAGAACTTGAAATGGTTAAGAAAGCTTCTTTACTAGTAGGTGGTGGTAAGATTGAAAACTGGTCAGGAAAGCGTAGTCAAGAGTTACCAACTGTAAATAAGACTAGTTCAGTGGCAAAACGTAAAAAGAATCAATACGGAGTTTAAAGTGGACGAGAAATATCATTTAGCATTAAAAACAGCATTCGCAAGTGAATATGCGTTTGCTTTAAAAGCACAGAACTTTCACTGGAATACCGAAGGTCCTTTATTTTATCAACATCATTTGTTATTCGAAAGAATTTACGACGAAGTGTACAGTGCTATTGATCAGTTTGCTGAAGAACTACGAGCATTACAAGTGTATGCGCCTGCCAGCTATAGCAAATTTAGTATGCTCACACAAGTTAAAGATGAAAATTCTGTACCGGAATGGAGTGAGATGCTAGGTGAACTGTTAGAAGATAGCGAACGTATGGCTAATATATTTCGTATTACATTTGATATGGCTGAGCAAAACGGTGATCACGGACTAAGTAATTTCTTAGCTGATCGACAGGACGCACATAAGAAACACAGTTGGATGTTGAGAGCAAGTTTAAAATGAAACAGTATAGGATCACCGCAGAAAATTTAAATCAGGATAGCAATGAAGATTGCTACCTTGCTCCCGATGATCCTATACACGAATTAAAAGCATTAGCGGGATTAGGCGGTCTTGGCGGTGAAGCAAGATTACACGAATATCGTGCCAATCAAGGTAGTAATATTAGTGTAACTGGTAATGCTAAAGGCGAGTTAATGAAAAAGCATAATATTAAACCCGGAACTCCCGAGTGGTTTAAACTATGGTTCAGCTTGCCCTACATGACTGGGGAGAAACCAGTCAAATGAATTTAAGAGAACTGTTTAACGAAGATACTGGAGATACCGGCGGCAACGGCGGGAGAAAGGGCAAAACTGGCAAACTTCATTCTCATCATAAGTCAGCAATTAAAAATATGACCACTTACCCAGAACTACCTGGTTGGTATTACGATATGTATAGATTTGGTGTAAACATGGCCGGTAGTCCGGACGATCTACACCCAATGGATCAAAAAAGTCATACTGCTAATCAATTGGCAACTTTCGCTTACACTGACGCTGAAGAAGAGATTATTAATAAAAGCAAAAAAAATATGGGATTGAAAGGCAAAACACTAACTTCAAAAAATAGTGAAGAAGTTGAGGGTACAAATACAAAAAGTACTGTTGCCAACCCTAAACGGAATCAATACGGCATATGAAAATACGTGAACTTTTAACCGACGGTCATTATCGTCGACCAGGCAGTCCAAGTGCTTATGATCGAGACTATCGTTCTAGCGTAAGCGGCATGGGCAAGCATCAATCACAAGCATATCAAGATGATGGTGGTGCAAATGACGAAGGGTGGGATAAAGAGCCACAACAACGTTACCAAGCACCGGAAGATAAGCCTGTATTAAAAGGTTACTACTTTTACAGTGTACAACCTGGACAAGAAGACACAGCTGCCATGTACGGAGTTAAAAAAACTAAAAGTGGAAAGTGGGCTAAGGCAAAATACAGTACAAGCGGTCGTAGTTTTAGTATGCAAAAAGATAGTGCTGACAAAGAATTTGGACCCGGTAAATGGTGGGCACCGACTAACGAATCAGCAACTGCCGGAGCAACTAGTTCTGCTAGTATAGGTACCGTGGATGCACCACATATTAGTCCGGGAAAAGCACGTGGAAAGAAGAGTTATATCGGTAGACCTGGGCATAGTGGTACAAAAGCACCCCCGCAACCTAAGGTTGTACAACCTAGAAACAAAGACGGAACTGCTAAAAACGGTTTAGATATTAAAGGAAGCAGCCTATTTGGTGGCCCGGCAAAGAAGGCCGCAGTAGTTAAAAGACGCTAAATACATAAAGATAACGGAGTTACATACCATGCCAGAATTAGATCAAATGAGCCCAGAAATGGAACCAACACAACCAGAAATGAGCGGGCAAGTCGTGGGCTTAGAGCCAGGACAAACAGACGAAGAAGGCGCAATGGCCAAAGCCGATTTGTACAAACTAGCTAACTACAGTTTCAAGCTATTTAAAAAGCTAGAAGACAACGCTCAACTAGAAGGTTGGGTACAAGCTAAGATTACTAAAGCCGCTGATTATATTGCTTCAGTATATCACTATCTTGAATACGAGATGGAGTTCAGCGAATACGGTCATAAGCTAGATAACAGTGATGTTCTTTCTGAAGGGCAAAAAGTTGCTCTTAAGAACAAGTTAATGGAAGCTAAAGCAAAGATCAAAGAGCTTAAAGTAAAACAAGCTAAAAAATCTAAAGTTGAAGAAACTAGAATGATCGGTGGCGGCAAAGAAGAGCAATGTACAGAATGTGGTGGTACTGGTAAGAGACTTACTATGGGCATGCCTGTTCCTGATCATGTTGAAAAGAAAGTTGAAAAATATAAGCGTTTAACCAAAGCTACTCATGCAGCACACAAGCGTCTAGATAAGAATCATAATGGTATTCCAGACAATCAAGAATTAGATGAGTTAACCGCAGAATACCCAGGTGGCAGTACAAATTTTGGTACAGGCGAAGTTAAGGGTACATATACTCCATCAAAAGAAGTTGAAGAAGAATTATCTTCAACAGGCGGTGAAATTACTCGTCCATCAAAAGGGGTAACACGCCATACTCACAATCCAAATCGTTTCACTGACGAGCCACATACAGAACCAAAGAGCCAAGCTAAGTCACGCTCAGCCGCTGACAAAGCCGCTGACAAGGCTGCTGACAAAGCTGCCGCTAAAGATTCTAAAGACTACGAAAAGAAAAATCCAGGCACAGTAACTCGTGTTAAAGATGGCAAGAAAGTTGATCCTAATGCTAAGAAAGAAAAAGAAGTTGACGAAACTTATGGTCAAGGCGTTTACGAAGGTAAAGGTAAAAAGCCTGACTTCTTAGACATGGACAAAGATGGTGACAAAAAAGAGCCAATGAAGAAAGCAGTTGCTGATAAGAAAGAAACAGTTAAAGAAAGTTCTGAATTAGCTCGTATGCGTGAACTAACTGGTCGTTTAAATCTTAACGAAAATGTTATTGTTAAAGAATCAAGCGAAGTTGATCAATTACGTGCGTTAACAAAGCGTCTATTGGGGTAATCCAATGGACATGAAGCGCATACTACAGGCGTTGGATGGAGTATCTACAAAGCCTGTAGAAGGCGCAAACGACATGAAGAAATTTCTTTCAGTCGTTACTGAAGGTGCTAATCCACATAAAGTTGCGTTGCCTGTACAAATGGCAATGCAACATTATGCTACACCTAAAGAAACACCTCCCCTAATTAGAACAGAATCATTGCTGAAAGGCTATCTTCAAGAACTTGATGAAGAAGCTGTAGAAGCACAAGCACACAAGCGTCAACTGATTAATCAGTACGCACAAACTATTGCTGATCGTGTTATGATGAGAGAAAGTAGACTTAATGAGCGGGTAGTACCTGGACAAGAAACTCCGCCGGGGATCAATCGACTAACTGGGCAACCAATCGCCCCTGAGGCAGCCCCTGAGGCAGCCCCTGCTCCAACAGGTCCGCGTGGATCTAATTTAAAAATGACTGTGTTGCAAGGATTAAAAGCTGGAACATACAAAGGGTTTGCTCCAAAACTAAGTCTAGAAGAGATTGATGCCGCTATTGCTTACAAACAAAGCATCGGCGATTTACAAGAAACTCCAATCGACATGACTGGTGATCCAAACGATCCAACTATATACGGTCACGAAAAAGCTAATCCTATGAGCCTTAAAGGCCGTATTATGTCAGCCCGTGCCCAGTTGAAAGAACTAGCACAACTAGCAGATAGTGATAGCCTGGTAGCGTGGGAAGAAATTGTTAAAAAAGCCCAAGGCGGAATGTTTATGGGTCTTGAACAAAACATAGAACAAATCCGCCACGGCATAGAAGAACTTGCGGCAAAACGCAAGCGTGGCGGCATTGCCAGTCGTGGCATAGATAAGAATATTGGCGAGGATAACGATCCTTGCTGGAAAGATTACAAGCAAGTAGGCATGAAGAAAAAGGGCGGCAAAACTGTCCCCAATTGTGTACCTAAGAAATAAATAGAATATCAAGGAAGATTGAAATGGACTACCGATCATTAGTTAACAAATTAGAAGCAATTCAAGCCGGCACGTATGTTAATGAAGCAACTGCTCCTACAGAATTTAAACCCACACACTTTCACAAAGGCAATTTGGGTAATAAGATGCCGTTGATGCTGGCACCTGACGGAACATTTTACTGGGAAGGCGGCAATCAAGGCGGTGAAGGCCCAATGACCGGTTCTCGTATTACTGTATGGAACGGCGACACATTAAATCGTTCAGGTTGGAATCCAGCCAGTGTTGACGGTGTAATTACAGCAGACGGCAAGTACATTGATTTCCCAGAAGGTGTCAACTGGAAGCAGTACAAAGAAACTGCTGATGCCGATGCTGCCTTGATGGAAAAGCTAAAGAAATTATTAGAATTAATTGAAAAGTACAACGCATTAAGAGCTAAACGTGGGCAAGGTGGCAAGCCAGCAGGCCCGACTACACGAGATATGGGTGACGGTAGTAAAATGACTACTGACACCAACGGCAATGTAGCATCCACCGATAGTGAAGGTAATCCGTATATTGCTGGTTCAAATCCAAACTTACCAAAGAACAAGGTCAAGGAAAGTATCAACTACAAAAGCGGTATTGCTCAGAGCCTAGTTGAATCATTTGGCTATGAAGTACGTGAAGAACACACTGACGAAGGATTTGGCGCTGCCGCTACTAAAGTACTTGGCAGAGCTGCACCGGGCGTTGGCGCAGTACTAGGCGCACAAGGTGCTTACGACAGCTATAAAAAGGGAGACTACCTCGGTGCTGCATTAAACGGATTGTCGGGTGCGTTTTCATTAGTACCAGGTGTAGGGTGGATCCCAGCTCTTGGTCTAGGTGCTTGGCAAGCTGGTCGTGAACTGTCGGGTGCTACTGACAAGTATGACAATCCAGAGAATAAGGTAGATCCAAAAACAGGTAAACCTGCCGCTCAAAGTGGCCAACCAACTCCACCGCCGGGCGCAGGACCAGTTGATCCAAAAGTCAAGGAATTACAACAACGTATCCTTGCCAAAGATCCAAACGCATTACCTAAGTACGGTGCCGACGGACGTATGGGTACAGAAACACAAGCCGCCATGCAGCGTTTAAAAATTCAAGAGACTACTATGCCACAAAAATCACTAGCAGAAACAATGAGAGAATGACAACAAAAGTTAGATAGAATTAATGAAGAAGATGATGTAGCGCCGGTTGCTGACGCTAATCCAGCTGCCAAACCAGATGCTCCAACTCCAGAAGAACAACAAATGGCCGATATGGTTGTTAGGGCAGGGGGCGAATTTATGGAATTTCCTCCAGGACATGAAAAGGCAGGTCAGCAATTCATAGTTGTTAAACCAGATACAGGACCAATCTTAGCATATCCATCTATGGAAATTTTAGATAATAACTCATTACAACCCACGGGGCAAAAATTTGATCCTCAGGCAGCAGGGTTAAGTGAAGGTTTAGAAGAAGGCATTTGGGATAGCATTGCTAAAGGCGCTTTAAATGCGTTTAAAACAGGCGCATCAGGAGCAAAAGTTGCTACCGGAGCGTTAACTAGAGCAGGTAATCCGCAAGTAGTTGGTCAAGGTACTAAAATATTTCAAAAGCAACTTGCCGCTCAGCCTGCGCTAGCAAGAGGCGCTTATCGTGCCGGCCAAGGTGTTAAAGCGATAAAAAATAATCCACTAAAAACTGCAGCTGGATTGACTGGGCTTGGACTAGCAGGCGGTTATGCTTCGGGCAAACTTGGTGGCAATGACCCAGTTACCCCTAATACTCCAGTTACTCCTAATACCCCAGTTAGACCTAATGTTCCAGTTAAACCTCCAGAAGGCGGTGGTCAAGGTGGACAAACAAATCCTCCAGATACATCAGCAGCCGACGATGCTGAGATGGCAGCACTAAAAGCTCAAATTGAAGCATTAATTAAAGATCTAAGCACTTCTAAAAATCCAGAAATCCAAAAAGGACTAGCGGCTGCTCAAGAAAAACTAAAGTAATCAATTAGTTAAAATGGCAGATTCGTTCTGCCATTTTCACCTCTAAAATTTCTAAGTGGTTGCTATTACAAGATAAGTAAAGTATAATAGGCTTATACAAGGAGATATCACATGTCAGGACGTAATTATGGCGCAGAAGAAAAGGCAAAACTAGAGCGATTGATTTCGGAAGGTAGTACGGTACTACGTGAAGTTGAAGATCTTACAGAAGGCTTAAAAGAAACAGTCAAGGCAGTAGCAGAAGAATTACAGATCAAACCCAGCGTTATTAATCGTGCTATTAAGATTGCTCACAAGGGCGATTGGAGTTCACACAATGAAGATTGGGCTGAGATTGAAGCAATTTTGGATATTACAAAACGTATCTAAAAGCAGTATACTATAGATGGCAGGCGGGCCATAAACCGCAACGTTGGTGTTTGTCAGCCCTAAATGACATATGGAGATTAAATGAGCTACGTAGACGCATGGTTTGACCGCGAGAATGATATCATCAAAGTGGTTGAACGTAATAAGAAAGGTGAACGTGAATTCAGAGATATTCCTGTTAAGCACACGTTCTACTATCAAGACCCAAGGGGCAAATTCCAAAGCATTTACGGCGATCCCGTAAGCCGTGTTGTATGTAAAAACACAAAAGAGTTTCGAAAAGAACAAGCTATTAATAGTGGCAAGAAATTATTCGAAGCAGATATTAATCCAATCTTTGTTTGCCTAAGTGAAAACTATCTTAATCAAGACGCACCAAAACTAAATGTAGCGTTCTTCGACATTGAGGTCGACTTTGACCCAGAACGTGGCTATGCTAGTCCGGACGATGCGTTCATGCCTATCACTGCTATAGCAGTCAAGCTACAGTGGATGGACACTATGATCTGTTTGGCAATTCCTCCAAAGACCATGACCATGGAACAAGCCAAGGAAGCTGTCAAAGACTTTGACAATGTCATGTTGTACGCATCTGAAGCAGAAATGCTAGATGTATTTTTAGATTTAATTAAAGACGCCGACATACTAAGTGGGTGGAACTCAGAAGGCTTTGATATTCCTTACACTGTTAACCGTGTTACTAAGGCACTGTCAAAAGAAGATACACGTAGATTCTGTTTGTTTAATCAATTTCCTAAACGCAGAGAATATGAAAAATACGGACGTCAAGCAGTAACCTATGACTTCATTGGTCGTGTACACTTAGATAGTCTTGAACTGTATCGTAAGTATACGTATGAAGAACGTCATACGTATCGATTGGATGCAATCGCAGAATACGAATTAGGTCAGCGTAAAACACAATACGAAGGCACATTGGATCAGCTATACAACAATGACTTCCGTACATTTGTAGAATATAATATTAATGACTGCCAACTACTAGATGATCTTGATAAAAAGCTCAAGTTCATGGATCTTGCCAACACACTAGCACACGAATGTACTGTGTTGCTACAGACTACAATGGGTGCGGTAGCGGTAACTGAACAGGCTATCATTAATGAATGCCATCGCAGAGGATTTCAAGTTCCCAATAGAACTAAAATGGACGAACGTGAAGACAACGAAGGGGCCGCTGGTGCTTACGTTGCATATCCTAAAGAAGGCATCCAGGACTGGGTTGGCTCGTTAGACATTAATTCGTTATATCCAAGTGCCATTAGAGCACTTAATATGGGTCCTGAAACTATTATTGGGCAACTACGACAAACTAAAACACAAGAATATATCGATAATCAAACTGCCAAAGGAAAATCATTTGCCGCGGCATGGGAAGGTATGTTCGGCAGTGTAGAGTATACTGCAGTAATGGGTCAAGAAATTGGCGCTGATATTACCATCGACTGGGAAAATGGCGATAGCGATGTGCTAAGTGCCGCAGAAGTATATAGATTAATTTACGAAAGCAACCAACCTTGGATGCTTAGTGCCAACGG